CCGCAGCAATAGTTCCTTTTCCAATTTTTGCATCTTCTTTAAGTTTAAAATTTGGAAATGATCCTTCTCTTGCTTTTGGGTATTTTTCCAATACAGTAAATAAAACTTCTTTAGGGCACTCTTCATTAATTTTAACTTGTAATGCAAGATCATATTTACCTTCATTTTTTAATTGCATCCATCTTTTCACTTCTAATGGTTGTTGTTGTGTTGGTTGTTGTTGAGTTGGCTGTTGTTGAGTTGGCTGTTGTTGAGTTGGCTGTTGTTGAGTTGGCTGTACTTGATTATTAACAGTCGAGGAATTTAAATCTTCCATAATCCAACCAAAATTATTTCGGTAGTGTTGATATAAAATTTCTTTTTTTTCAGATTCTGAAAGTTGTATTTTATTTTTCATGTAAATATATTTTTTATAATAAATATATTAAAAATAAAAAAAAGGTGAACAAAGTCACCTTTTTTATCGACATAGGATCTGTCTCCACCACTTTGTTTTATAGATAACAAAGAAACTATTGTTTTACCATCCAAATTTTAATTACATTTTCATTTGTAAAATAATTTTTAAACTGACAATTTTCTATTATTCCTTGAGTCAAGTTGTAATCATATATAATTCCACTTATATGACCCCACGGTGTATTATTCAAAGTTAAATTATAACCAAAAGAATATGGATATAAATTATATGTTGATTGGACTCCATTAAAAGAATAAACATTATTTGAAATAAAAACAAGCGTGTCTGAACGTAATTCTTGATTAAAATTAGTGTTTAAGACTTTTGTTATAACCCATGTTGTGTTTTTCAAACTAATTGTTGAATCAACGGTGGTTGTGTCTGTGATAATAGGTTGTGGAGCTAATGGTTGTTGTGGTTTGATATCCTCTTTTACACAAGAAGTTATTGCCAAAATCAATACTAAAATAAATGATAATTTTTTCATGTTATACTAATGTTTCAATTTTATTTCTTATTTGTTCTACTAATGACACTTCTTTTGTATTTGTAACTATCAATGATTCTTTTAAAATTTTAGAAGGTATGTGAATTAAAAAAGTATTTCCATCAAAATAGGATAAGGGTTCGTTTAAATTTATAGCACCATCAACCATTTTAAGAAAAATTTTAAATTGAATTGGATCCATAAAAGATTCTGAAAGAATGTTTCCATATTTTTCAGAGGTAATTGTAATAGAATATTGAAATGTTTGCTTCATAGATTTAATTATTTCTACAAATATAATAAAAAAAACTTATTCAAAAAACTCAATCTACTATTTTTTCAACAAGTTTTATTAATTCTTTGTTTTCTTTTTGTTTGGGCAATTTGTTTTGTTTAAAATATTTGCATTCTGTGTGTTCAAAACCATCTTTTGCTTTTTTTAAGTCAGGAACTAATTTCTCACTTGATTTCTTATAAAAAACAAACATGTGTCCTTTTTTTGTTCCGTTTTCTTTGAATCTGTCGATGAATCCCACAAAACTAATTTTGTTGTCAATTTCAATATTTGTTTCTTCGTAAAACTCTCTAATTGCTGCTTGACCAGGATTTTCTCCAATTTCAATTTTACCTGAAGGAATAGACCAAACATTTGGCATACTTTTGTCTGGTGATCTTTTACAAAAAAGAATTTCATCTTCACTTTGTAAAATTATACCTGAATATTTTTTAAACTTATTCATTTTATATTTATAAATATGGAAATATAAATTAATGATAACCTTTTTAATGTATTTCCTTTAATTACATCCAGAGATATTGAAAAAGGCATGATGCATAAAAAGTTTGATTCAAGTTTTGATGGTATGTTGTTTTTTATGAAAAAAAAAGAACAATCTTTTTGGATGAAAAATTGTCTTGTTTCTCTTGACATTATTTTTATAAATAATAATAAAATAAACAACATTCAACATAATTGTAAACCTTGTAAAACAAAAGATTGTGAAACTTATGATGGTTATGGTGATCTTGTTTTAGAATTACCTGGCGGTTCATGTTTGAAATATGAAATTGAGGATGGAGATTACATTGAAATTCTTTAGAGTATTTCAACTTTAATTACCATATTGTTTTCAACAAAAGGTTTAACTCTACTTTTTGCAATTTCACAATAGTTTTCTGATAATTCAATTCCTATCCATCGTCTGTTTAGTATTTCAGCGGCAACTATACTAGTTCCTGATCCTAAAAATGGATCTAAAACAATATCGTTTTTATATGATAAGATCTTGATTGCTTTTGTTGGAATGTCCATTGAAAATGTTGCTTTTGTCAAAGACTTTGTGTCTGCGAAGTATTTCCACTGACCAAAGACAAGTTCCATGAATTCTTTTTTGTCTGATTCAGTATAAAACATTTTGTTTCTTTTACTTCCATCCTCATTTTCAATTTCAGTTAATTCACCAGTCCATTCAGGTTGTCCTTTGATTTTTTTGATGTGGAGTTTTTTGTAAGCTAATATTACACATTCTTTTGGGTTGTAGATATATGGCGAACTAGGACTCATCCAAGAACCCCAAGCTGTAGTTTTACTTCTGTGTGGTGATTCTTCTTCTAAATCAACAACACCAAAAAAACCAAAACCTATTTCTTTCATAATTTGCCACATTTCAGAAACGAAGAAAATACGACCCCCTTTTTTTTGTCTGTTGATTTCATAAGGTATGTTTAAAGCGATTCGTCCATCATCTTTTAACACTCTATACACCTCAGACAACCAAGACTTAGCAAATTCAATATATTGATCAAATTCAACGTCATCTTGGTGAACATCGTAATCGATTCCAACTCCATAAGGAGGACTGGTCACAACTAAATCAATACACCCTTCAGGTAATGTTTTCATCACCTCAACACAATCTCCGTTTATAATTTTATTTGTTTCTATCATTTTTTAAATAATTGTTGTTAATAATTGTGCGACTTTATATCCTGTAAAGGCACCTGCGGCTGCTGATCCAGGAAGAACAATAAATTTTCCAAGTATTGTGTCGTATTTTTTTCTATTAACAATATAAGAAATTAAAATGTAATAGACAATATAGTTAATCAAAACTAATAAGTCCAGTTCTTTTGAAGCAAAAACAACAATAGAGTTTCCTAAAAATCCCCATGTAAAATTAATCAAAGTTTCACGAATTAATTCATTTGGTGTGGTTAGTGCGTCTAAAACACTAATTTCCTTGTTCATCGTTGACTTTTTTTTCAAGTTGTTCGATGTGGTGTTTGAGGTACCAGAAAGCCTTTCTGAGGTCTTCAAGTTCTTTATCTTTTCTTTTTTTTCCTGCACGTGATATATATTTTATTGTATTTCCTAAACTAAACCCTAGATCCCAAGCATCGATCACTTTAATGGCTTCGTAAGTGTTATCTTCTCCCCCATAATGTTGTGGGTGATTTACTTGTTCTTTATTGTTTTCCATTTAAATCAAATTTAATTTCTTCAGTTGGTATATTTGATCCTTTCATGGTTTCTGAATCTATCAAATAATCTTCATCATTTTGATATTCATTTAATAGTTCATTACTTGTTATTGTTCCATATTTTTTATCTAAATCATTTACATCAACTTTATAATTAATTTTATACTTCATTTCATTAATTGCATCAGCATTTTTCAATGAAAGAACAATTTGATTTATAATTTTATAAGGGTCTGCATTTGATCCAGGTCTTCTATCTTCTAAATAACCTGTCCAATTTTCTGCCGTAGATTGTGGAACTCTAATCGATGCCCCTCTATCTGAAATACCCCAAGTAAACTTATCAATAGATTGTGTTTCAAATTGTCCTGTTAGTCTTAAATCGTTTTGTGATCCATAGTTTTTAATATGTTCATAATGTCTTGATTCAAAACTTGAAAATAAAGATTTAAAATATTCTTCTCTTTCAGTAAAACTTGTATTGTTTTTTTGATTTCTCATTAAATCGGTTGAAAAGTTTGTGTGAAGTCCTGATCCGTTCCACTCTCCGTGTGTGATTGGTTTGGGGTGTAATTCAATGTGATATCCATATTTTTCTGAAGTTTTTAATAGAAAATATCTTGTCATCCAAAGATCATCTCCTGCTTGTAATTTACCTTGTGAAAATACTTGATACTCCCACTGACCTAAAGCAACTTCTGCGTTTATACCTGTAATGTTGATTCCGTAATCTAAACACATATTCAAATGTTCATCAACAAAGTCACGACCAATTACGTTATGTCCAACCCCACAATAATATTCACCCTGACCTTTTAAAATATTTCTTTTATGACCTAAAATGTTTCCATTAACTTCTTCTCGAATAAAATATTCTTGTTCAAAACCAAACCAAAGATCTTCATATCCTTCAGCGACTTTAGCTCTTTTATTAGATTCGTGTGGTGTTCCATCAGGATTTAAAACTTCGCATAAGACATAAATTGTTGATTGCATATTTCTAATATAATGTCTTACTGGTTTTAACATTCGATCTGAATTTTTTGTTTCTGCTTGCGATGTAGATGAACCATCGAAGTTCCAAGTTGGAAAATTGCCATCTAAAAAAGCGGTAGCTACTGAATCATAATCAACAACTTTAACTTTGCTTCTTAAATTTGGTTCTGGTTTATATCCATCTAACCATACATACTCTAATAAAATTTTCATAACTTTTAATAATTTTCGTTTATATTTTCGAATTTTTTTGTTTGTGAAATAAATCCAGCAATTCTTCTTTTAAACATTGGAAGTAATGTTTCTTTTATTGGAAACTCACCTGAACTTATCATATGAAATACTGGAGTTGTTTTTTTATCTTCACTATTGAGAGTAGAAAAATTATTTATAATTTTTGGTAATGTCAAATCATTCAACTGATCTTCGTAAATTAGTTTTATATTTGTCATCTCTTGTGGGTTATATTTTGTTTCTTTTTTTATCACATATTCCCAAACATAATATTTTTTATCCTTGTCAATAAAATAAAAAAAACCTTTAGAATTTGTAATGTTTTTTTTATTTCTTTTGATTTTCATATCCAAAGAATCATAAACAATTGTCCATACAGATTTTGCAATATTAAAATACTCTAAAATTCTTGGTGCAGAATATTTAAGTATTTTTTGAAACTCTTCTGTTTCTTCTTTTGTCATGGTTGGGATGTCTTTAAATTTAAGATCCTTAACCATTATTTCATCATCTATATTGTTTAATTTTTTATCGGTGTAAAGAATTTTATTATCTTTTATAAGTGTTTGAAGGTTCATTAAGTGTAAAGACAATTCGATAAATCCTGGATATAACTCTAAATTGTCAAGTTTTTCTCCCATCTTTTGAAAATAAGAAAGAAGTTTGTATTCTTTATATTCTTGATCAATTGGTTTTTCAAACATCCAATCGGTATTCAATAAAAATTCTATTTTTTTTCTTCTTGCCATCTCTGTGTTAAAAAGTAATACAAAAAGATGAACAAATAAATATTTAACTTGATCTCATTACAAAATACCAATCACCATTTACCTGTGTTTCAAACATTTCTCCGTCATAAGAGTTTAGTAAATGACCATAACCATCACTATTCACGACAATATCCGTAACCTCATCTAAATCAACAAAATCCATTATGAAATTTTTTTCATAACCGTAGTTTTTAATAAAATCATCAATATCATCAACATATTCATTGACTCTATCATTAATTTCATTCTGTATGGAACTTTCATCATAACCACCTTGTGGATCTTCTTTGATCTCTTCTATTGTCTCTTCCAACCCTTCTATTTTTTTTTCAATGTTTTCGTATTCTTCGTCAGACAATTCTTGATTTTTTAGTTTATTATTTAAGTTTTCTATAGTTTTTGTTAATTGATTAACTTGATGTTGTTGATTTGTAGATAATTCAAGTCCTATATTATAGTTTTCAGGATCATCTCTAACTATATCTTCAAAAAAATCTTCTAACCAACTTTGCCATTGTCCTTTATCAAGTGCATCATCCCATACCCAACTTGTAAATGCATCATAACCTAAGTCATCTACTATATTTTCAACATATTCTCTAGCCGCACTATCTAACTCATCTTGAGTATAAACATCATATGTGTCTGGTTGTAAAGTATCACCACCCAACCATTCGTATTGTTTTCCACCGTAGTTTCCACGACCACTAGGATAAATAAAATATTTGTCTTCTTCTATTTCTTCACCATTTTCATCTTCGTATAGAGTTGGGACTCCTTCTTCTACTAAAAATTCATATAATGCTTCTGTTCTTTCAGATTCATCATCACCGTTTTCAACATTCCATTCATCATCTTTTCTATATTCATCAAGTTCTGAAATTTTAGATTCTCGTTGTTTTTTTAGCTTTATTGTATTCATTGTTGATCCCCAATCACTAATGTATCGATCAACAGTAATACCATTAAGATGTGGGACGTTGGTTCCAGAAATATCTAATCTTCCCATAACTCTTACAATACCTGTAAGTGGTCCAACATTTTTAAAGTTTCTAAGATCTAAATCACCGTTAATTACAATACCCTTACCACGATATGGTTTAAGTTTTGAAATTCTTTCTGCAATTCCTCCAACATCTTCTAATGTTTCTAAATATTGTTCAGGAGTCAATGTTACAAGATTGTCATCCTCTTTTAACAAGAAATTTTTTATAAAATTTTTCATATTTTATAAATATAAGAAAAAAATATAATTGATTTTTATTTTTTTTAAGTTAAAGTTGTTTTACAAACTATTTATAAATAAATAAACTAATAAAAAACATTTAACATGGGGTGTGGATGCAAGCAAAAACAACAAGGACAACAAGGGCAACAAACTACTCAACAAGGTCAGCAAGCTCAACAAGGTTCAAATACCGCTCAAAATAACTCTAATGTTTCAGAGTCGGTAAAAAAAGTAATTAGCAAATATTATAGAAGATAATATTTCTAAATTATTAAAGTTATAGGTGTTCTTATTGGACACCTTTTTTTTTATTTGATATTTATAAATTAAATCATTGAAATGAACTCCCTTCACGAAGATATAAGAAGAATAAAAAAATTAATGAATCTACTTGAGGGCGAACAACTTTATTTAGATTTGGATTTTGGTGAAAAAGACCAAAACAAAATTACAATCAATAGTCCTGAATTTACTAAAGCGTTTAAAGAAAAAGTTTTTTTTATATTAAAGGATATATACGGAAATACAAATTGGTCAAATCAAAAGGGTAAAGGAACAAAAGGTCGTGGTGGATTTGTAAATATATATACCGTTTATGATTTAATGAAACAAAAAGGACTTGATGACTATGAAAAAGAAGGTGGTGATTGGTCAATAATAAATTATTTTGACACAAATCCACAAGTAAGAAAATATTTAGTAAATCTATGGAGAGCTGAGACTTCTAATGAATTGAAAAATGAAGAAAGTATTAAAGATTTTATTTTATGGATGTCAAGAAATAGAAATAAAATTTTCAAAGAAGGTCCTATACTTAAAAATTTGGTAGATTTAAATGCAACCTCTCTTTATAACGGAGAGTTAAATGAAAGAAGGGCTCATGAGTATTTGTCAAAAGTTTTACAAAATCTACCAAAATGGGAACTTTTAAAAAGATCTTTACCAGGTTCTACAAATGATAGAAAAGGTATTGACATTAAAATGAAAAATAAAAAAACAAATAATGAGGCGGATTTTCAAGTAAAACCTTTAACAAACTTTGAAAAAACAAAAGATGGTTATTTAATCACTTCATATAATATAGTTGGTTTAAATGAAAAACCTGTAGATTATTTTATATTTGCTTCTCACAATGTTGATGAAGTATACATATTTAAAAATATTAAAGAAAATTATGAAATTTTAAGCGATACAAAAGTTTTATTCAAAAATAAACCTATAGAATTTGAGTATTTATAAAATATGAGTTCTGAAAGAGCAAGACAATTAGTTGATTCATTTAATGATGGTGAATTTAAAGATGAAATTGAGCCATATTTTAATGACCTTATTACTTTTTTTAAGTTTGTTAAAAAATATAATCTTTTAGATGAAATTGATTTAGGTCAAATAGGTTATCGTGATTGGGACAGTGAACTAATTAATTTTTTAGAAGAGAATAATGTATTAAAAAATCTTAGTTATGATGATGCACCTGAAGAACTAAAAAATATATTACTTTTAAAAGGTTTAGAAGACAACTACGAAGACACAGTTTATTATATAGTCAAAAATTTAATTACCGATGTTGAAATTAGAAATGGTGGTTTTTATCTAAGATTAGGAGATAGAGAAGAGTTAAGTGAATATTTTTGTAAAGGTAGTAGAAGAAGTGATAACGACGCTCAATATGTTGCAAAACTAATTTTAAGTGAAGATGGTTTAGGTCACGATTGGTATTATGATTCTAGTATGACACCATACGATACAGTAGATGTTTTAAATGATTCTAATATTACACATCTTAAAGATGTTATTTATAAAAAAATAGGAAATCAAGAATTATCTTTAGAGGATTATAATTCCGACTTTTTTGAACACTTATCTGAAATACAAGAAACAGAAGGTTATTTTAGAATAAGACCTGAAGATTTAAACGACCTATTAAAAGATAGTGACGCATCAAACGAACTTTTTAATAATGATTTAGAGGATTTGGGT